GAGAAACTTTAAAAGTATCCGAAGTTATACCAAATACCTTATAGTTACCACTATAAGCACTATCTACAAACTTAATTTCAGAATAATTTGGAACTAATGGATCAGCAGTACTAATATATCCACCCTTTTCTATTCCATAATACAATTGAGTTGGAGTTGTTTTTGAGAAAGCAATTGATACTGTTGATGTTGTACCAACTCCTACAGTTCCTAAACCACTAACATTAAAATTATTACTATCTTGAGAACTAATAAATTCATTCTTAAACTCTTTATCATAGAAGAATTTAAGATCATATCCAAGTAAAGAAGTATCAGAAACATTAAAAGATAACTTAGAGTTCTTAGTTACCCTTAATTGTGGGTTGACTAAGGAAACACTATGAGTTTGACCTCCAGTTGAAGTGATACCAACCAATAAAGGTGGTTGTTTTTGAACATCTTTTAGAGTTTCACCTAAACTAAACTTATCTGATGTCTCCTCATAAACATAATAACAAGGATCATTCAATCCATCTGCAGGATCACTACTCTCATACAAAACTCTATCACCAGTTTTATATCCATGATTATTAATTGTAATCGTATTTTCTATTACATCGATAGCATCAGAACCAAATCCTGTTCTATTAACTAATAATTTCTGGAATTCTGTATTGAAAGAAAGAGTTAATGGTGAAGTACTACCAACACCAACTATATTATTTGGTATAACATTTAAGTTAACTACATCACCATTACTTAAACCATGCGTACTTGTTCTTGCTGCTCCAATATTTGTAGTAACTGTTGTTGTAATATCATCAACATCACCAATCACTTGATTATGATGAGATTCTAATGCATATTCATAATCATCAGATCCATTACCGTGGAAGAATAATCCTTCACTTGTACTACCAATTGAAGTCCTTTCAGTTACAAGACCAATATAATTTTGTCCTTTATTGATTGCATATACTGTAAACTTATCTGTTGTTACATTAGGAAGATTGTATAGATTATTTGGAGCACTCTCCTCACCAACAATCATAGAAGTAGCAGTCCCTCTTTTAGTAAGAGTTAATTTCTGACCATTAACAAATGGATGATTAGGCAGATATATTGATCTTGTTGGAATTGAAACCTGTTTTTCAGTTTCACCAACAGTATAATCAACAATAATTGCAGTACCAGCAGTTGTACCAAGTCCTACTGATTCATTAGCATTAAAGTAAACTAAGTCATTAACCTTAGAATCAAACTTTTCAACCTTAACAGGTATCTCAATCTCTCTGTTTAAAATATCTAATTTAGATCCATAAGTATGTCCAATACCTGCACCATATCTTTTTACCCTTAAGATAGATCCTACATCAAAAATATTAAGGACTCTAACAATCTCACTATCATTAATTTTGATAGAAGATCCAATAGAAACTGAATTTGGGATTACATTTACGTAAATATCATCAACTCTACCAGTAACAACTGCATTTGCAGTCATAGATTGAGCAAGTCCAATCTTATTGGTCGAAATACCAACAGTAAATGCATTTGTGAGATGAACTATTGAACTACTTAATCCAGAAATAGAAACGGTATCCTGATCATTTATATCAAAGAATGGTGAATATGTTGCAGTAACTGTATTACCAGTTTTCCATGTAAATACTGCATTCTCAAATCTAGTTAATTCAGTATTAACATTAGAAATACCAATACCAACTAGAGATTTAACTTGTCCTCTAAGTCCTACCCCAAAAGTTCCAGCATCATTAAAATCGGTAAAATCACCAACTTTATATCCTTCACCACCATCTAATACCTGTAAATCATCAATTTCTCCTGTAGTTACAGATTCAACTGTTGTTAATTGTCTTAAGAATTCATTAGATTCTACAATAAAATCATTATCAGCTAAAGCATTACCAACTTTGTATGGGAAAGTATTTCTTGCTAAATTGGAAGTATTAAAATCAAATTCTTGAGTTAATGTGGTATTGGATGAAATATAAGGAGATCTGTAAGTTTTACCAATAAAATATGGGAAACTTGGTTCTAAATCATTTGTTTGTGTACTAGGTGCTACACTAGCAAAATAAGCATAAACACCATTTGGAAACTCATCGGTCTTACAGAATCTACCATTATGCTCATCGAGAGTATAATCTCCTGTATATTGCCAATCATCAGTAAAATATCCAGCCTCAAATTCACTTGTAGATGGACGATCTACAACTTTAGAAGCATCTAGAGTATAACCAGAAGTTACAATTCCAACAGCAGGTCCTAATTCATCAACTTTAGTATATCCATATGGACCATAAATTGGATTTCCATCATATGCCCAACCAATAATTGGAGAGTGTTTTGTTCCATCATCGTTAAATGATGTTCTAATTTCCGATGTATATCCATGAACACTAAGATGTAAACTATTCTCACCTTCAGAATTTAAACTATAATTACCTTGTCTCTTATTATTATCAACTACCAATCTTCTAACTCTTGGTTCAAACTTAGCATTTTTTCCTCTTGCTTTAACACTAAATGTAACCAAGGAAGCGGTATATCCAATACCAGGATTAATTACCTCTACACCAGTTAATCTTCCTTCACTAATATTTGGTTTAAGAATAGCACCAGTTCCATAAACTCCAGCACCAGTAACACCAGTTGTAGTCATCCCAACTGCTTCTACACTAACTTCTGGTAAAGAGTAATATTGTTGCCCTCTATTTAAAACTTGAACATCAACAACTTTACCACCTACAACAGAACCACTTACAATAGCGTCTTTTCCATTTTCAACAGTTATTTTTGGATTTTTTTGTAAATTTAGTATTGTTGAACCATATTTGGTTCCTTTCTCATAAAGATAAACATCTTTAATTTCACCTGTGACTACTGGAGTGAAATTAAATGATCCAGTAATAGTAGATCCAAATGAAACTTCTGCATTTACTTTGATATCTGGGTATTTAAATGTTTGAAAACCAGAACCTTGAGATTCTAAACCAACATAATCACGTCTTACAAAATTATTTCTACTTAAGGTTCCAGAACCAGCATCTGCTAATCTAAACGAATCATCATCAACTTTTAATATATGATATGAATTGGAGGTATTTAATCCACCAATAGTAGTGCCTGAAGTTAAATACTCAACTAAATCCCCATCTGCAAAACCATGTCCCTTAAAGTTTATCTTTGAATATCCTACAGAAACATCTGTTGGTTTAACATGTAACTTTCTATATTGATATCCAGAACCAGGATTTATAACTTTAACTGATTGTAATGTTCTCTTAGATACTGTTCTAAACTTATGAATACCAGCAGCATTAGTTGCAGTTGAAATACCAATTGTATTAATACCAGCAATTGCATCTTCATATGTTTTATGCAACTGAATTGTACGTGAGTTAATGATTCTGATATTATATGGAGCACCAGTTGCTAATCTTCCACTAGCAGTATTTGTAGTATCTCCGTATCCACCAACACCAATAGCAGGATTACCATTACTGTTATAGAAAACAACCTCACCAGGTGCTAAGAAATGCTGCTTTTTGAATGTAATTGTCTCATCTTCAATTGATATACCACCATTAAAGAAAATATCTCTACTATCAAAAAGCAATTCTCTATATCTTTGACCAATAACTGGTTCTAAAAGACAACCAGTTCCATTACCACCAGTTAGTGAAATAGCCTTTACTTCATCTATATCAAAATCATGTGGATCTACAAATACATCTTTAACTGTTCCTTCAATAACAGGTTCTATTAATGCTGTTACACCAGCACCAATACTATTTTCAATAACCAATCTTGGTGGATTTACTACATCATAACCTTCACCAGTATTATATACATCTACACTATCAACAGGACCATAATAAATGTAATCTTCCGATATAGGAGTTCTTATCTGAACACCATCGATCAACATACCAATATTGTTAACTGGTGTTTCATTTTTACCAGAAACATATAGATCTTGACTTAATGGAAATTTCTTAAGAATTTTATTAGCAGATAAATTCTTACCATACTCACTTTCTTTTGTAAATGTATGAGTAGAAGTTGTTGCAAGTCCTTCAGCAGCAAATCTAATAGCATTTACGACATTACCTATCATTCCTCTGGAACGATATAGTCTAATTTTACCAGGTTTCTTTTGAACTATTTCAACATAGTAAGTTGTACCAGATTCTAAGTTAACTAATGAATTAGATGATTCATAAACTACAGCGTCTCCAGTAATTAACTCAATTTCATCATTATTTCCAGATAGAATTATATTATAATCCTTAGTTACACTATCATATCCTTCTAACTTATCAGTTGTAGATGTTATTTGAAGTAAAGTTCTCTTAACAGATGAAGATAGTGCATAACTTGGTAAAGAGTTAGATGCAACATAACCATCAATATCATCATCAGTATATACGTTTAGTACATCAGATATAATATTTGAATTACCCTCTTCTATTTCTATACCTTGACTGGATGCTTTATTCAGTTTTCTTCTTAAATCATAATGCAATCCAAGTACAGGAGTGAATCCAGATATTCCAGAAACTATTACTGCATTACTAGCAACATCAATATTTGTAATTTGAACAAGAGAAACTTCAACATTTTCAGAGTTTCTACTTAAAATTTCTGCCTTATCACCAACTTTTAAACTAGATTTGTCGATTGAACTCCCCAATACAAGAGTAGAACCATTAATTTCAGTAATCTGATATCTAGAACTAGTATTGTAAATCCATGAGTTAGCGAATACCTGCTTATATGATCTACTAGTACTTGGATTAGGTATGGATTCACCTACATTCTTAACAAAAATCCTTTCTCCTTCAGAAACTGAAGAGATATCTGAAATTGTTTTGAACTCGGATAGAACACCAGTTATTCTTAAATCAACTCTTTTTTCTAAATCTCCATCTTCATATCCAAAAATTGTTTCATCTGCTCTAACATCAGAACCAATACCAATATTTTCTGTGATGTTAGTACATCCAAAGAACTGATTAACTGATTTTGATGAGTATGTAATTGAGTTAATACCACATAAAACATAACCAGTTTGAGCAAATCCAACAGTAGAATCTACAGAAACGATGGAAGAACCAACTGAAACTGGTTCCATCACCTTTGTTCTACCAGGAATAGTAAATATTCCTTCAATTAAATCTCTATCAGAGTATCCTACAAATAAAGAAATCTTATAAAAGACCTTTTCATTTCTAGTTAATATCTCAACTTCAGATATGGAAGCATTAGTTCCAACATCATTTGATTTAAAAACAGTTTGACCAACTAGTTTTTGAGGATCACCACTAATTCTATCGGCAATTATAACTTCTCTTCTTATAAATTCTGCACTAGAAGGTTTAAATAAACGCTCTTCTAGGTCTAATACTATAGATTCTTCCCCAAATAGAACTTTTATTAGTATTCTAATGGATTCTTGAATACCTTTTGACTGATAAAAACTTCTAGCATGTTTGATAAAGTTACCAACATCAAGATCTTTGGTAAAATCGTTATCTTCTAAACCAGGTAAGAATGTTTTCTTTAACTTTTTGTAAAATTCTTGTATGAATAATACACTTAAATTGGTGACAGTTGCACCATTAGCATGAGATTCTGCCTTTGTATTTTCAAATATTAAACCTTCTCTATTGATATTATCTAAAGATGTTGATATTCCAACTTCAAATCCACTTACACCACTAAATCCACGATGACAACCAAAAAAATCAATTTCACCTTTACTAGTATAGGTGATTATTTCATTACCAATCTTTAAAAGACCATAGGTATCAGGAAAACCTTTAGTTGATGCAACACTAATTGTTGTACCTGAACTGGTAATAGGTGCAGTAAGAGTTGTAGTTCCATGAACAACTTCAGGAACTAGGTTATCAACCCTCAAATATTGATCTAAATTATCAATTAAATCAGTTGTACCACCTTGAAATTCTTGCGAAAGGTAATATGATTTTAAAAAATCAACAGCAAGAGGAAAATCTGACCTTACAAATTCAGGCAGCTGACTCTCAACTATTTTATTGACCTGAACTCTCTTATCAATACCTATGCTCATTTATTTCCTCTCTAAATCTCCGTTAGAATAACTTGATGTGTAGTAATCTCTTGTGAATACAACGCCAGAAACATCTTCTCCAGAAGCAATTACGTCCTTGATCATATTTATCTTACTATTAGAAACGTCAAAACTGAGGTATAAATCCTTCAATCCAACTACATCATTTGAATCTGGGAACGCTTGAATCTCTATAAGATTATTTGCTGCTACAGTTGAAGTAATATTTAAGGTATTTAAGATAATTTCACCTTTAGTGTAATCAACTACTCCTGCTGATTTAGCAACAACCTTTAATTCTTCCTTCTGATTTCTTGCAATTACACTTAAAACACCCTTTCCACTTCCATCTAAGTTGCCATCTGCAGTCTTATTTGGAACATCTGTGATGTATACAGTATCACCTGATCCACTCAAGGTAAATCCAGTACTCTTTATATTAAATCCTGCAGGATTAATGTGGAATTTGTTACCAAAACACAACTCATACTGTGCAAATTGATTAAGAAGAACTTTCATGTCTCTTCTAATCTTCAACGTCGTTATGTTAGAAGTAATTGAACTATCAACTCTATCAATTAATTGAAGTATCTTACTATACTTAAATCTTCCACCAAACTTATTAATATCTACAGTTTTAGAATAATCTCTTAAAGAACCTAAGATCTTTGTCCGTAAGTTATCAGCATTAGAAACTTGAGCAGTATTAAAGTATACCGTTGAATCAATTTCAACATATAGTATCTTAAGATCAATTATTTCAGAATTAATACCAGCAATAGCGTAACTCTTTAACTTTTGTTTGATCTGTTGCTTATCAAAATCAGAAACATAAGTTCCATTTTTTGGTTTGATACTAATTTGAACCTTACCAAATTGTGGTGGATCTAACTCTTCACCACCAATTACAGCAACAGACTCTGTTCTAGGGTAAATTGACTGTATTATTGCCTCATAATCTCTGGGTGTAACCGCCCTGTACTGTGCCGAATACAGTCTAGGTGCAAAATACTTAATGGAGTTAACACTCTCCATATCAGCACCGTTTGTCGCCCCATTAACGGTGTTTATTGTAATACCAGAGGTTGGTATTACGGTTGGTGGATTAGGTGTAGTATTTGGATCTTTATCAGAAAATACACCTTGGAAACTAAATGCTGATGCACCATTACTCTCTGAACCATCAGTTACAATATATCTTACTGTAATAACTGAATTAGTCTCTAATTTCTTACCAAAATACCCATCACCAAACAATAATTCATATTTTTCATCTTGAACTTCTTGTATAAAGAATACTTCTGAGGTCTTATCAAGATTGAGAACATTATCAATCATGGAATATTCTCTACCCATACCAGTATCTGAAGGTCCAGATACGAATACTCTAATGCTAGAAGCATCAATGTTAGGGTTTTGTAGTAAAAATCTTTGATCTATACTATTATTTGCTAAAAATTGTACTTCTAATACTGTTCCCTGAAAAACAGAAACAGGATCAGCAGCAGTTCCAAACGATGCAACACCATTTTTAATGGCAGCATGTAAAGGTTGAGAGACTGAGAACCTATATGTTGTGTTATTTGCAGCTCCTACGCACACTAAACCTGGTTTTAAGTAGAGTATAGGTTCAGTTGAATCAGTTTGCACATCAAAATAAACTGATGCCTCTGCAGATGCTTTTGAACGGGGTATATAACCAATATTTCTTGCAAGAGAAACAACATTTTCTCTAATAGTTGCTGAATCTAAGAAGGATTCGTTTGCAACTAAGTTTGCATTAAAGGCATTAATATAGGTATTATACGCTAAAGTATCAATTAATACTGAAAAGTTTGATCCTTCAAAGTCAAAATCACTAAAATTACTGTTAGCACGAAGATAAGCCCGTATTTGAGCTTTAATTTCGTCAAAATCTAAACTTGTAAACTGAGTAAAAGGCATATTATCTCGTTGGTTCTAATAGAAAGGTAAAAGATTGCGTAGGTACTGGCAATCCTCTTATATCAAAAATAATCGTCACATTAAAAGCGTTTGAATCGATGTATTCGTCTATCTGCACCCCTAAATTCTCAACTCTGGGTTCATAAGCAGCAACAGTCTCATTAATTTGATCCTCTATTATCTTAGTTAAAGTTGGATAGAAGTTTTCAAAGAGACTCGCACGTATATCAGTTCCAAGATTTGAGTTAAAGAACCTTTCCGTGGGAATAGTTTCTACTAAATTACGAACAGATCTAACTATTGCACGTTCATTTTTCAATATTGGAATATCTTTCGTCACTGGATGTGGTTTGAAAGATAAACTAATATCTTTAAATGCTTGTGATGTGCGTTGAACTGCCATCTAAATTGTATATTTAGTATTATCTCCCTTTATTTATACCTATTCTTCAGATTCTTATCATGCACTCCCCATAGACTGAGGAAAACAGTCTGCCCAAGAGGTAACTATGTACTTTGTACCGCCAATTGGGGGATTTCCTCGATGAGTATGAGTCCAAAATGGAGGAAAAACAATAAATTTACCTGCTTGCGGTTTAATTCTTACATTTTGATATAGAAATTCAGTTTCTCCACCGTCAAAATCTCCATTTAGGTACAATAAAGTAACTAATTGTCTATGAGGGGAAACTGTTCCTGCATCAAAGTGCCATGTATGGAACCCTTCACTTGGTTTAGTTCGTTGTATTTTACAAAATT